ATTGCTCTTTTCTTCAACATTTTTTGCTGTCCTGATACTCTAACACATTGCTTTTTGGATGGTACGTATCTTTTATTTTGAGGACATATAACACGTAGTTTTAGTTTCTTACCTCTAATAACTCTTTTCTTACGTAACTCGTTTACTATTCCAATATTATTGACAACTTCTTTTACAAAAGCATCAACAAGAGCATTGAATTGTTCTTCATCATTGAGAACATCTTCAGTTACTTCATCAAAAAATCCGTTTTGATATGAAATTTCAACAAGTTCTTTTAACATACTACGCCTTATTTAGAAATAATTTTAGTTCAACTAATAAATCTTTGTAAGCTTTCATAATAGAAACTGCTTTTTTCTTATCACCACCTTTATCAGCTTCTTTTATCATCATCTTCATATTCTTTTCAAGTGAGGCAATATCTTTTAGTGCTGACTTCTTTGCACCTGCGAACATTGGTGGTGCTTCATCAAGTCTAAAGTCTTTCCATTGTTCCCACATTTTCTTTGTATACTTTGGCATTATAGACCTCTTATGATATCGTTAGTTATAGCTTCCACTTTACAATACTTACCACATTCATTTGGATTTCTTTCATCCATTCTCACACTTTCTGTAATTACACCCTCATTTGTTTTACCTTGTGGGTATAAAAATGCACCTTGTGTAGATGGGTTGGATACAAAATCAAAAGCAATAAGTTCGAAGTCAGGCTGAACTGCAACTGTTTGTTTACCTGTTTCTTCATCTTCTTTGATTGCTTCTACTGAACCCATACCTCTTGAAGAGATACCAAGTTTTATACCTGAACGGAATAATTCTTTTAGGATATTACCACTTGGTGTTGGTAAAACTTCTACTTCACCTACCAAGTCGTCATTTTCCCACCACATCTTTTTGATGTTATGTGAAACGTTCTGTAAATTGACTACAGAAGACTCAGGATGGTCTAACTCACCCATAGCTCTTCTTTCACTTATAAAAGAGTCATTATACTTTTTAGCTTCACGTACTAAAATTTCTTTTGGATATATTCTTCCATTTTGGTTTTCAGCGTTTGCTCTTTGTAGAACACCTTTTACCAAAAGCTTACCACCACCCATGCTTTCATTTATAGTTTCGGGCATGACCTCAAAAGGTAAGTAATCTATTAGAAGTTGTTTATTCATTAGCTTCTCACTTTTATTATTTCTGTTCTTATTTCTTCCAAATCTTCAATACAACTATCGACTTTTGAAAGTGCTTCTATTTTATTGAAAGCATCTCTCTCACCATTTTTCAACGCTTCCGCACAAAAAACTTCTGTAACTTTGATTGTGTCCATGAGTTTGTATAATAACTCATGTTTGAAGTGATTCCACTTCGGTTTCTTTTTTAGGTTCACTTAAGTTGACCGACTTTGTTCGCTAACTTAACTAACCTTTCACTAATTTTTTGTAAAGCTGAATGTGTTCTCTTCCAATAACCTCTACTATCGACATTCAATTCATTTTTCAATCGAACATTCATCTTTACCATTTTTTCTAATTCTCTTAAAGTATCACGTACTTCCATCATTGACTTACCTATCTTCTGTTTTGGTGATAGTGTTTCGTCATTTCTCCAATCGTGATATTTTCCCTCATTAACATTTTCAAGTTTTTTATCAACCTGTTTTGCTTTAGAAACTCCAACTCTCGTTACACTTACAATATCTTTACGTTTCTTTAGTTGTTTTGCAACCTTCATTTTAGCTTCACCCTTAGAACCAGCATCAACTAAAACACTACCTAAATCTTGTACTTTTACGTGAAACTTACCTTCCAACTTATAACCACTTTGTTTAGCAATCTTCTTTCTTCTATCTTTCTTACCTTTACCACTAAAAGCATAAGGTGTGCTATAGTGCATAGCACCTGCGGTAGCGGTGGTAGAAGCTTCTTCTATTTCTTGTTGGATAAGTTCTCTAATATAGGCTTTTAGTTGCTCTCTAACCTTTGGCGACATTATCTATCTCCTGAATAAGTTGGTAATATCTCATTAGTGAAACAACCTGCTTATCAGAAACAACCTTGCCTTTTTTGAGAGAATCGGCTTGATTTACAACTTCGTTGATTTTGATTTTTGTAATCTTATCATCAACTGTATTTATTTTTTCAGAAAGAACTTGTTTGATATCGTTGATTTCATTATCAACATATTCTCTCAACTTATTTGTGTTAGAGATATTATTGATGTATTCTTTCAACAATGTTTTTTGTTTCTCTGATAGATTGGAGTATTTTTTATTGAACTTTTCGACTAATGTTTGATAAGCCAAAAGTCGTAAATCTTTTTCTTGCTGTTTTAGATAATCGTAAGTCTTGTCTTTCTTGACAGTTACGTTATCATGTGTCATGTTTTCCATGAGGGTATGATGTGATTTTTCATACAAAACAGGATTTGTTTCTTCACTTGACTCAAATATATTGTAGATTGAAGCTAAAACTTTGTAGTTAGGTATTCTTGCATTGAAAAATTCATTTATATCATAAGATTCTTTTATCTTTTTTATAAGATTGTATTTTTCACTTCTAATTGAACTGTTACTCAGCTTACCTCTATTACGTAAAACTACCTCAAGAAGTTTTTCAGCTCTACTTTCGGTAGAATATTTGTTTTCTGAAAGAATTTTGTATAATTCAAACTCTTTTCCAAGCTCAGTATCTTTGTTAAAAAATTCTTTTACAATTTCTGCAGCTTTAGAATCATTAGATCCTAATAAATCTGCGGTAATCTGACGAGTCAACAACTCAAAAAGAATACCTGTATTTTTAATTTTGGTATGCTTTACCTTTTTATTCATAATCTTGAACTCCAATCAAAATGATATGTCATATATAAATATAAAAATATGAAAAAACTACTTCTTTTTCGTGTCGTTTAGTTCTTCTTTATATTCATTTTCAATAGAATCAGCTTCATTCAATAAACTAAAGTCTTTTTTATCCATCATTCCTTTTAATTTATCAAAATGTGCTAATGCTAATTGTGGGTTATATTGATTTTTTTTGTCTTTCGCACCTAATGGGTCTCTACCTCTCGCACCACTATCTTGTCCATACTTACCACCCTCTTTAGGTCTACCTGCTCCTTTGAATCCACCAGGAGGCGAACCACCTGTGTCATCTAATTCATGTCCTGTCCTACCTGCTTGGTTATCACTTGGTGTTCCTTGTGCTTCACCACTCTTTGCAGGGTCGTTACCCTCATTTTCTATTTGGGAACGTCTAAATTTTTGCTTGAAATCAAAAACTATTTGATTATCTAAGTCCTTTATATAATCGTCTGTAAATCCAAATATGTTTTTATATATCCACTCTGAAGAAACTAATCCATCTTGTAACATAGATGACGCTAATTGTGTCTTACTACTCCATAATTCAACCTTTTCAGTTTCATATATCGTAGATGGATTTGTCAAACTCAAATCAAAATTTACTAACTCTTCGTCTTGAAAACCTTGTGCATACAAGTGTATAATAGCTATCTTAGTCAACTCAGATACTGTAATTCTTTGTATTCTTTCAATAGTTCTTGCGAATCTAACATCTTCAGCTGCTAATGTTGCTTTACTACCAAGTGACTCCTCATATCCTAAGAATGCTTTTGGAACTCTAAGTGCCGCTAACATTTTATTCTTTAGATACTCAATATCTTCTGTAGCTTCATATGTCAAACCAGGTAGTGCATCTATTTGTGTACCACTATCTCCACCACGAACAGGTAAGAAGAAGTCCTCTGTCAAATTCTGCATATTATACTTCAAGTTATAGTCACCTGTATCTTGGTCGATAACAGGTGTCTTCTTCATCTTGTTTATAATCTTTTGCATATAGTTATCAATTTCAGCTGGTGGTATATTTCCAATATCCAACTTGAATACTCTCTTTTCAGGTGCTCTCATAATTCTATGTATCATCATAGCATCTTCCATAAGAGTTAGCTGTTTGAAAACTTTTCTTGCTTGTTCAATCATTGACTTACCATAAGGAAGATAATTTGAATCAGAAAGTAATCTAAAGTGTGCTACTTGATAATTTTCTAATTCTGCATTCTTTGGTGCCTGAACTGAATACTTTGAACCCATATCACCACCTGATTCAAGTACGAACTTTACATAGTTAGGATTCTCAGGATCGATACCCTCAACTCTAACAGTATCGTATGGTGAAAGTGGTTGTACATTTGATATTCCATACTTCTCACTTATTTCAAGATACAAAAAGAAATCACCATACTTACACATATTACGAACCCACGGCCATAGATTGAATTCTATATTTAGAATATCATAAAAAAGATTATGAAGTATTTTTTTGATTTGTTCGTTATCAGTTTTGATTTCCAACACATCACCATATTCTGATTTCATTGTTGATTCATCAGCGTAAATATCTAATGCTGAAGAAACGATACCATCAGTATCCATCGATTCATAATCTTTGAATAATCCCAATCGTAATGCTTTTTTATGAACTGCATCCGTAGTTACGTTCGCACCATAACCTGAAAACATTCTTGTATATCTGTCTATTAAATTATTTTTAGCAAATGCTTGTACTTTATCTGTATCAGCTATACGAAGTTTTTTACCACCAACGTTTCTTACGATAACGTTAGAAGAAAATAATCTTCGTAATCTACCAAATAATGATGTATCAGCCATTTTTTACCTCACTTTATAAGAGCCACTCTAAGGACTCTTGATTTTTTTGAACATCCCATGACCAAGAATCGTTCTTGGCTTCCGATGGTGTGTATACGCCCTCATGAGCGTTTACATTTGTCAAAGTTTTCTTTGTAAGTTCAACACCCTCTGCTCTCAATCTCAAAGCAGTTTCCCTAACCCACAAACCTATGCCAAACGACATTACCAAGTCATCATTATATCCTGACATAGCTTCTGCTTTTTGTCCGTTGTATATAAATACAAACAACTCATCAACCAACCTTTGTGATTGAACTGTAACTGCTTTTTCCCTAAAAAATTCTTCTAACTTTGCGACAACTAATGGTCTTGTTTTCATAGACATTGAAAAGCCAGGAGTCATCTGTCTTTCCATCCTATTTATCTTATTAGTCATCTGCCTTTCGGTGTCTACATACTGTAAATCTTTACTTGCATAAAACAAGTTTGGATAACCTCTATCAATAACTGATTGTATAGCAGCCCAACCAATATTATTGTTTTCTATAATTAGTAATGCTTCGTTATATTCATTCGAAATGTTCACTAATAAGTTACCAAAATCTCTTGTCGATATCTTACCTTTATATTCAGCTACTTGTTTCACGTCTTGTACATCTATAACGTGAAATGCAGAGTAGTCAGTTCCGTCTCCTCTACTAACGTCAGCACATACTATATAATCTTTTGTATAGTTTGGTGGTTCCCATACCCAAACATTACTATCTATACCTCTTTTTTCTATCGGTTCACAAACTGTTTTTTCTTTTATCTCTTCTAATATCAAACCATCTATAACATTTTGTCCTGAAGTGATAAAGTCACAATCACATTCTTGTGCTGCTAATGACGGACCAAGTAATCTATCTTGTTCATCTCTCCAATCTTGCTCTCTATCAGGATGAACAGTCCAATGTAATTTGATAAAATTGAAATCATTCAATCCATCTTCTGCATCCATCCAAGTTCTATGAAACCAATTACCAACACCATTAGGTGTTGAGAGAGCGATACATTGTCCACCTGTCGATAACGTCTGAGATGCTGCTGCCCATATACCATCAATCTTATCGATAAACGCTGCCTCATCAAGTATCAGTAATGATAGAGCTTCTGAACGACCACTATCCTCACCACTTGAAACAGCTTTTATTTGAGAACCATTCTTGTATCTCAAACTCAATTTGTTGTCTTCAACACAAGGTTGCTTCAACCACTTAGGTAAGTTTGAGTGCATCACCCTAACTTTTGTTACCAAGTTTTTAGCCACCTCTTGTTTAGTAGCAATAACCAAGATGTTTTTATCTTGATGAAACGTCATCATCCATAAACTATAACCTGCTGTAAGAGTTGAGATACCTAATTGTCTTGCTTTTAGTATAACGTTCAATCTATTTTGATTGAATTGGTCTACAGTTTTCTCTTGAAAATCGTATAAATGAAATGGTATCTTACCCTTTATCGGATGTTGTATAAAAGAATACTTTTTCAAAAAGTATACAGGATCTTGTGCACACTTTACATATTCTTTTCTGATTACATCTTTAAAATTTTTGTTTTTATTCTCCATTATTATTCTTCTTTTTTGAGAACTTTAGTCCAACGTCTTCCATGATTTCATGTAATGAAGCACCTTGTTTTAAATCTGCTATCTCTAAAGCATCAAAATCTTTTAGAGCAGTAAAATTATCTATACATATATCAAAAACTTCGATGGCTTCTTGTAATCTATCACTTTCATACTCATCCTCTACGTCACTTAGATATTGTATCGCTAAGTTTTGGAACTCAACAATCATTTCATAAATGTCGTTTGCTACAAGCCCATCGACTAAATATAACTTTTTTTCATCAAAAGGTTTCTTCATATAAATAAATATTAGTCAAGTTCAGATAGTTGCTCTTTTAGGAACTTCTCTGCATCATCTGCCATCTTATTTATGTGGTCTGAATTTATATTCCACTTTTCCTTTGCTACCTCAGGAGTTTGTACACCAACACTCTCCATCTTTTCCATTGTCTTAGTTTTTTCTTTCCACTCTTGAATACCATTCAACATATCTTTTATGTAAGCTCTTTTGTTGTTTTTTACCTTTTCTTCCTCATATTCTGAGTATTTACCTTGTATTCTCAGTTTATTTTCTATTTGTATCTGACAATCAAAACAATGATTGTATAATAACCACATCTTATTGTCAAGTTTTATCTTCATAACTTTTTCACACTTAGGACAAAACATTGGCATTCGTGCATCTTTCATTATATCTGAAAGTCTATCTATCTTATCTCCACCCCCTTGTTTATCACCCTCATAACCAACCATAACCCTTTTTTCAACCGAATCACCTTTGAGAAGAGCTTTGAGTGCTTTATTTTCTCTTTCTCTCTCTTTACTATAACCCATATTTTACCTCACAAACTTTAGAGCTCCTAATATTTGATTTACAGGTGCAAATGCGCCCGTAAACTTGTACATATCACCATTATATTTGAAAACCAAACCCTCCGATGGCACAATAGAGTCTGAACCACCTATGTTTTGTATTTTTTCAAGATTTTTCTTTAATAAATTGAGAGTTTTGATATCTTTTGATGACTTGAGTGTTGATATTGCCGACTTCAAGTCTTTTTTGATGTTTTTGACTGCTTTTTGAGGGTTTACTGCCAAATATCCGTCTAAATTCTTCAATATTTCAGCACCTAACTCTAAAAATAGTAGTTCAAATGGTTTGATGTGTTCTTGTTGTAACTTTTTCAAATCAAATTTATCTGTGGCCTTAGACCATTCCAAAAATTTATCGTGTTTTATATTTTTTTTATCTAATCTAAACGATTTGTCTAAGAAAGCCCATCGTCTTGTCAAAGAATCTAAAACATTTTTTGGTATTTTGTATTTCATTTGTTTTGATGCATTGAAAATATACTCTCTCCAATACATCTCGTGATACATACCCAATGTATCATTATCCTTCAGTTTATAAATAGTCTGTAATTTTCGTAACTTGCCTAAAAAATATTTTTTCTTTTTAGTGTAGTCTTGTACCTTTGGTAAGTTGAGTATAACAGGTTTAGATATCTTAAATCTCTTTTGAATGTTCTGATTTATCTGTCTAATCATCCCCTCTAACATTCTTGCACTATCTTTTACTTGTTTTTTAGTTTGTCCTGACTCATCTACCTCTACACTACCGTGAAAAAACAACTCTGATACGTCATAGTCTATGACATTTGCTGTCTTTGGATAAACTATCTCTAAATTCATCCAACGTTTACCCTCACCAAATACTTTTTCTTTTTGTTTTTCTGATAATTTATTTACTGCAGACTCTA